ATGCTTGGAAGCGCAGAGGCGGTTGGATGACTATCGCAGGGAGTTCACCGGCAGCACACGTGCCTTATTGCAGACACATTTGGCAACCACAACTTTTTAGAAGAAACTTATGACGAATTTTGTATACTTTGTGAGCGTCAGTTACTTAAAGGACAACACCCCTTTAAACGAAAATATTGACGATAAATTGTTAAAAAGCGCAATAAAGGAGTCTCAAGAAATCTACATAAGGGACATCATTGGCTCAGGCATATACGATGAATTGCAAACGCAGGCATTTAATGGTACTTTAACGCAGCTTAATACAACGCTTTTAGACAGTTATATTGCACCTTGCTTAAAATATTACACGTTAGTAGAATCTATGCTGCCTATGACGTTTAAATTCATGAATAAGAGCGTAGCATCACGCAATAGTGAGAACGCAACGCCTATCTCTACGTCAGAACTTACATTAATTGAACAGCGATATCGAGATAAAGCCGAATACTATGCAGAGCGTGTGCGTGATTACCTCAAAGAAAACCCTAATTCTTACCCTAAGTTCTTAAATCCAGGTACCGGCTTTGACGTAATCCGACCAAAAAATACAGCGGTTTTAGGTGGGTTCTATTTACCTGGCAGCAATGACGATTGTTTCTATAATTATGACTATCCAGAAGAATAAATGGAGGCTAAAAAACGAAGCCAAACTACTTAAATTGTATGACACTAAACCAAATAATCCAAAAGATAAAAACGCAAGCCGAGAGTCACAAGATGGTCGGAAGGTTTGCGGTAGGGGCAGAGTTTGACTTTGCCGTTGAAGAGGTTAAGTATTACCCGTTAGTGTGGTTAGTGCCAAATGGTTTTAACTTTAATACGGAAGCACGTCTAATCAGTTATCAATTTGCGATGCTTGTTATGGATAGGCAATTTGAGAGCAGCAGTAACACGATAGAGGTACTCTCTGACACAGCAGGTATAATTATAGATATTGTCACACTTATCTCAAGAAATGTGACAGAAGGAGATTTTGAAATTATTGTAAATGGACAAGCAGACCCGTTTTTTGATTCTCGGACAGACGTTGTTGCTGGGCATGGTGTTAGTTTTACTATTAACACGCCCTACCTCGAAAGCTACTGCGACATACCGGTATGATACTACGAGATACGTTATTATACGAGAGATATACGAAGTGGACAAAAGGCACGACTCGTTGGTTGCTACTTTTGTTGACACTATGCATAAGCCTACAACCACGCACGCTATCCTCTCAATTCTCCGACAGCACGATAAAAGAGATAAATGAGCGGTTGTTAGAACTGCATAAATGCCGCCAAAAACAATCATTATACCGAGTTTTGGCGCATAATGATTCGATTGTTATACATTCACAAAATGAAACTATCACCGACCTTGTGAGCAAAAACAACAAGCAGCAAGTCGCAATAGTTCGCTATCAAACTTTTTCAATTGTTACCACGCTTTTAGTTATAGCACTCCTTTTATGAAAAATAACGTACATATTTTAAAGAACGATTTTGAACCAAAAAAAGTGCTGTTAATTTCCGACATACATTGGGACAATCCCCATTGCAATCGTGAGCTATTAAAGAAGCATCTTGACCAAGCGTTAGAGATAAACGCTGACATTCTATTTAACGGAGATACATTTTGCTTAATGCAAGGCGCATACGATCCTCGTAAAAGCAAAAACGACATAAGACCTGAACACAATAAATCTAACTACTTGGATGCCGTTGTAAATGACGCAATTGATTGGTTTAGTCCTTATGCTCACTTGATAAAAGTTGTAGGGTACGGAAACCATGAGACCAATATTTTGAAGCGCGCAGAAAGCGACATCATTGACCGTTTTGTTTTTGGCTTAAACTCTAAAAACAACACAAGTGTACAAGTTGGTGGATATGGTGGGTGGATAGTTTACAACTTTAGACGTGCCGAAATGGGTGGTATGGCTGCTTATAAAATACGCTATTTTCATGGCAGCTCGGGCGGAGGGATAGTGACAAAGGGAGTTATACAATTTCAGAGAATGTCCTCTTTTGTTGAAGGTGCTGATATGGTTTGGATGGGTCACGTACATGAAGACCATGAGTTGACTTATACTGTGGAAAGATTGAACTCAAATAACAAAATAAATATTAAAGACGTATTAATGGTTCGTACTCCAACTTACAAAGAAGAGTACCAAGAGGGTAAAGGTGGATGGCACGTTGAAAGAGGCGCACCTCCAAAACCTTTAGGAGGCAGATGGCTTGAGATGCACCCGGAAAGAGTGCGCAAGGGTGACAAAGAGACAGTTAAAGTAAACGCCTTCACATACAAAACTTTATGAAAATAGAGGTAAATTACATCTTTCGCGAAACTGACGTAGATCCTATCTACGAGCGCATTGGAATTGAGATGGACAGCGACATTGAGATTGAAGAAGCGGGCGTTTTAGACCTTAACCACGTTATAGGTGCATCAGAATTTTACGAATTAACCCAGGTATATATGTTGGGAGGTCACGTTTTTTACATAGATTTGCCTTTTAACGAATTTAAAACACTATGGATGCAGTAAATAACCCTACACACTATCAAGGCGAAATTGAATGCATTGAGTGTATTAAAGCAAGTATGACATATGAAGAATTCAAAGGCTATCTACGTGGTAATGTGTTTAAGTATTTGTGGAGGTATAATCGCAAAAATGGGTTGCAAGACTTGGAGAAATCACAATGGTATCTTAACCGACTACACAAAGAAATTGAGCAACATGGCAAACCTTGACAAAGCAAATTTAGACTATATCCTTCGTTGGGAAGGCGGTCTATCAAAACACACAAGAGACAGCGCATCACGTCACCCTGTACCCGATGGCAGCGGATATCACACGAATAAAGGTATCACGTTTCGTGTGTTTAAATCTGTTTACGGAGATAGTGCAGAAGCAGTTGCCCGATTTTATAAGATGACTCACGAAGATTTTAAAGGCATCTACAAACTATACTGGAACGGAGTGAAAGCAGACTTAATTCAGTCACAAATCTTGGGTGAATTTGTTACAGATTTTGCTTGGGGTTCAGGCGTTGCCGGTGCTTCACGTCAAGTGCAAAAGTGGCTTAATACTCAAGGCTACAAAGTTGCTATTGATGGGAAAATAGGTAACGGTACTTTATCCGCAATTAACCAATTGATAAAAGACAAAGGAGAGAAGGCAGCGTTTGATTCATTAAACGCACATAGAAGGCACTTTTTAAGCGGTTTAAAGGACTTTGACGTATTTGGTAAGGGTTGGTTCAATAGATTAAACGATTTCATCGCATACGCCTATTTAACAATGAATGGCAAGTCTTGAAGATTTAGGGAAAAACTTTAAAGATTTTACCCCATCCGACAACGATGGGGTTACTCGCATTATACAAAATTGGGGTAACGAGTTAATTAAGCAGCTGCAAAACAACTTACTCAAAAACAAGAGTAACGCAAGTAGCAGCCTATCGCAAAGCATCACGCCCGAAATAACGCAACCGGCTACAGGTTACAATCTTTCCATTATGATGCAGGACTATTGGTTCTACGTTGAAAATGGCAGAAAGCCCACGCAAGGCGGTGGTAGTGGCGAACTATACAAGAATATATACGAGTGGATTCAAAACAAACGTGATCTTCAAGTAAACGTGATTAGTAAGTCACCCGATAGGATTGCAGCAACCAAATCACTTGCCTACGTTATTACACGAAAGATACACCGTGAGGGAACTAAAGCAAAACCTTTTGTATCGCCTGCACTGAAGCAAGTTACTACGCAAACACTGGCAACAAGAATAAGCGAGTACATCGTAGAAAGCCTAACGGGGAATTAAGTTTCCCCTTTTTTTTGCTCTATTTTGAAAAATATTTTTGCAATATCAAAAGTTTACTTTACTTTTGTGACATGGAATTAGCAGAAATCATAAAGCAAATTAAACTAAACAAGAAACACGGCTTGATTAAGCGTGTATCTGAAGCAACGGGCGTAAGCCAACCAAGTGTGCGCAAGTATCTCAACGGGGACATCATTAACCCAAAAGCAATGAGCGTTATTAAGGCAGCATTAGAAGACGTATCTCATGCAAGTTGACGCACAAATATTCGTTGAGGGTGACACATTACAGGTAGAGTTACCTTTTGTACACTTAATCTATGACTTGCGTGAGGTGCAGACAAAGGCATACAAATACTTTGATGACCAATTTGAACACGCTCACAAGTTTTGTCGTATTAATGACGAGCAGATCATCGATTTTATGTATTTAAACTTTGATGAGAGATACGACATCCTACACGATTTAACCTACTACTACAAAGTAAAAGCAACTAACATCATTCAACTACAAGACAAATGAATACATCTGAAAAAATTACCACACTAACTAAAGCCTTGTTTGAATTTCAGGGCAAAGTAACCAGCGTAAAGAAGAGCGCAACAAATCCACACTTCAAGAAGAACTACGCTGACCTTTCAGCAATCTTAGAAGTCATTAATCCAATCATGCAGCAATGCGGATTATTTGTCACTCAGCACCCACACGAAGACGTTTTGATTACAACGGTCTATCACGCAGAGAGTGGTGAGTTTATGCAATCAGAGCAGGTGCTACGTTTAAAAGATGCAAGCAATCCACAGGCGCAAGGTTCGGCAATTACTTACGCAAGACGTTACGCTTTAGCATCTATCTTTTGCTTAAATCAAGAAGATGACGATGCGAACTCTGCAACGGGCATAAAAGTTACCACGGCAAAAGAATCGCTACATCCAAAGCACCCAATGTGGGATAAAGCAGTCGCTCACGTTACCAATGGCGGCAGCATCAAGGACATCGAAGCAAAGTACGTGATTAGCGAAGAATACAAGGTAATGATTGAATCAGCAAAGTGACTAATATCGAAAGGATGGAAATTACAATTACTCAAAACCAAGAGCAGTGGCAACAAGCAAGGCTAAATCGCTTTACTGCATCAGTCATTCATAAATTAATGGGCAACTCACAATCAGGTGGGTTGCTCAGTAAAACGGCAGAATCTTTCGTATACGAGAAAGCCGCTGAATTATTAACCGGTCAAAGTAAAGCAATTTACGGAGATGCGTTGACCTGGGGACTTGAACATGAAGCAGCAGCGTTTGAGGCGTTCTCTAAACACTTCTTTCAAGAGTGGTCATACTATGGTGGGGACACGTTTGTATTTATACCTTACGGACAGTATAGCGGCTATTCACCGGATGGTATGTCTTCGGATGCCATACTTGAAATCAAATGCCCGTACAACAGTGCTATCCATCTCAAGAATTTTGCCATCACCGATGCCGATAGTTTGTATGAAATGCACCGGGAGTACTACTACCAAATGCAGTTAGGCATGCTTGCGACCAAATTAGAGATGGGTTAT